CAAGACCTTTTCAAAACATTCGATCTGGTCCCCAACCTTGTATTTTTCTATAGCTTTCCAGACGGCTGCATGGTTTATGTCAATGGGTTTCCCCATACCTACCGTTATTACCTGTCGGTTAGTTAACTGATAAATATGGGCTGCATCAATATTGTCGACCCATAAAGGAGGGAGGCATTCAAGGCAATCCTTTTTATTCCACCTCTTTCCCTTGAGTTTTTTGCAGCGGTCACAAGGCGGTTTCTTTCTCAGCCTCGTGACATGCTCTATCAGTTTTTTTCCGACTCCTTGCGGCTTTCTTCATGTTCAATGACCATCGCTTCATGACAAACAGACACATAGTCAATAATCTCTGGTACTACATCCAAAAGAGCCTTCTTCCCAGCCATGCCAAACTTCAACGGTTTTTTTCCGTCTGCGTCTTCATAAAAGCCTGACCAGCCGACAACCGCCCGATTAAACAAAGCCTCTCTTGCCTTCTGGTCCTGTGCGGTGAGCTCGGGATTGAGCCCACCGGACTCATCAGGCATAAACGTTGTTTTAAACCCCGTCTGAACAATCTTCCGCCTTTCGCCGGGAGACAAAAGCTTGATGGTGATGGTAGCATCCGTCTCTGGAGCACCTTCCATTGCGTCAAGCCGAAATTCTTTCTCCTTTTTCTGATACACTTTACCTAAAAACACGATAAATCCTCCCTGTTTAAATGCTTCACCGCCCCATTTAACAGGGGCGGTGTTCCCTTGCTACTGTCATTAGACCAGCACCATACAACCATTGATGCGGGCGTTAAATGAAACGGTGGCATCCCCTGACTTATCAAGGGCAATATTCGGCGGCTTAATCAATACATGGCTCAATTTTGTGTCCATGCCTGTAGTATTATAGGGGCTGAAATATCCCGTGGTCTGACACGGCTCAAAATAAGAGGTGTTGTCAATATAAAGCCTTAAATTTGTTACCTCCGTATTGAGCTGTGCCGCTGCGGCAAGCGCCTCCTGGCCGGTTTCATCCGCAGGGTCATAATGACCGTCAAAACCTATGTTGCCGCCGTCTTTCATGCCAAGGAGATAGGATTTCCATTCATCCCCGAACTCGCTGACATCAAACTCCTCAACAGTGACGCCGTCCATGTTCCACTTCCCGATACCGACAACCTTGTCAGATCCAAGTGCGACCTTTCCGTCTTTTCCTAATTTTTTGCCCATTTTGCACCTCTCGTTGCTTTGTTTAATTCATATATCCACCGGCCCACATTGATTGTTCTCAAGTGACCAACCTCGCAAGCCGTATCAACATGGATTTTCACGCCCTCCTCCCGCAACTTCGTGCAGAACATGATATCCTCGCCTATTGGCTTTCCTTTTTCAGTTTTCCCGAATTCAAAATAGGGGTATCCCAGCTTATCGAAAACCTCCAGTTTTATAAACAGACAGCCTGTTCCGGTAGCATCAACCTCTATAAGCCTTCCAGAATAAGCCTCCTCGTCCGAGACCTTGGCATAACGCCCAGGAGCTCCGCGTAAAAAAATAAGATCGTAAGGCTTCCAACCCCTGTGGACAGCGACTCCGCACACATCTACATCATGATCCATCAGGCGCGGAAGCGTGTCGGCTGGATAGATTTGATCTGTATCCATCATCAACAGATGAGTGCATCCGGCCAAAAGAGCTTGGGTTACAATGGAATTCCTCGCATCTGCTATAGACCCGAGAAAACGCCCATGGGGAGACTCCGGGACAAAAAGACTGTAAGCGTCCGGTTTTTCCATGCAGGCATAAGACAAGAAAAACGACTGTGGAATATGAGGGTCAACCAGGGGGAACCCGATTGCTATATTATCACCGAGTCTTGCCCGTTTACGCTGCCCATAAAGAATCCTGTCGGCCTCCCAATGCTTTTCACCAATCTCGTTAAATTCGTCTTTTTCCGCGCCATTAACATAATGATCGTGTCCAACAACAACCTCCCTTGTAATTGCCCACCGGCCATTTTCTTTTGCTATATCCATAAGTTCGCGGTCGCAAAAATTGTGGTGATAGCCAGTGTGGAAAAACTCCCCGCCGGTCAACTCAAGCATCCGCTTATCTGCCATCCAGTGAGCACCCGCCTCGGACCCTTCCGTACCGAGGCCAACAACCCCCCATCCATCGGGCAAGGCTGCCATTTTTTCCAGGCCTTTCTCAATAAACCCAGCAACCGGGATGGTGTCATCGCCAAGAAAAATAACAAGGTTATGCTTGGCCATGGTGGTTAATTTCTTAACCATCTTAGGGCAGCCGATTAAATTTTTATCTTCTATGTCCAGAATCTCCAGATCAACACCACAGTCATGCGGATACGCCTCATTGATAGCGCGAACGCACCTGGCCGCCTTCTCCTGGCGGACATAAGGAATTATAATTGAGATATGCTTCAAACCGGTTTCTCCCTTCTCCACTGCCTTGGCGTGAAGTTTGCGCGGTCGTGAATATACATGTGATGGGATAAAAGTTCGTCAAAACCCACTTCACAGGCATTGTCTATTAAATTTTTCTGATACCGAATCCAGTAATCATATTTTACCTTGGCTATAGGGCCTTTCTCCTCCCCATATTTACCAAGCTCCATTTTTTCATATCCCCACCCTATCCGCTCCTGGCTCTTGATGATGTCGGCAACTGGGCGAATCATGAAAACAACACAGTCAGCATTAATCGTGTGGCACACATGGGCTATACCTGGGGCCTGCAGGACAAAATTTTTACGACTGGCGAACATACTCCTGGCCCTGTGTGCGTGATTGACCCCGATATCGCATTCATCGACATAGTCAAGACCCGCATCATGTGCTATCATGTGAGCACAAATGGTAGTCCCTGACCTCTGCGGACCCGTAACAAGGACACGTTTATTTTTCAAATGCTCAAACATCAGTTTTTCTCAACCGTTAATTGATATTCAACAATGGCTCTATAAAAATCATGATCATCCCCGGCCCTTAAAAGCTGCTGGAAAGTCCTTTCCATCACAATAGAGGTGTACCCGGATATTGTTGGCCTGGCATCGTCATAAAGAGCGGTCAAGTATCCGTAAAGAGTTTGCCGGCTGCTGTTTGATTCAGCGTAAATATCAAACTGGATAGTAATAATTTCCGTCTGCTCTCCGCCGAGAAGATATTCAGGTCGCCCGGCTATCACACTATAAACAGCATAAGGCGTTGCTATGCCAGGTGTGGCTATTTCAATATGCAAGCCACCTGTTAGAGCCGTTTTAAGATCCCCTCCAGCGCTAAAAAGTCCATATATGCCTGTTAATATCGCCTGCATCTTAAATTCCGAATATCTCCCTTGCCTCTGAAATCACTTTCTCCTTTGCGGTTCTTAAAAAAGAGTGTGGTGGTGCATTTTTGTGTCCGAACTCTATGAGGTGCGCGTGTGGTGCCGTGGCAATCACAATTTGCCCCCCAAATTCAAACCTTGATTTCCTGCGCCTGATAGATTTCCTGAGCCTCCCTGTTTTATCTTTAAATGCTGTACTATTCTGCGCTTCTTTTTTGATCAGATTTGCCACCTTGACCTCATTGTCAATGATGAAATCAATCACCTCTTTCGGCGGTTCTATGTCGATTTCAACTTTTGATGGCATCAGCTTGTCTCCCTACACAACATTTCAATCATACGGTTGTCGGTATTCGGATTAACAACCGAAACAATATTGAAATACCTGCTGCCGTACTTAATCCTCATAACCCCGGTTAGCCCCCTGCGATACCGAACCCTGACCCGATGAGTGATGATCATTGTCTCCTGCCCGGCCTGGATCTGCTCTTTTGCTGATATCGGCCAAATAGCTGCCCAAACATTTGACGCCCAGGTTGTCCAGGAAGAGACGTGCCCGCCCATTCCGTCAGGCGTCAAGGTTTCGTGTTCGATACTAACCAGCTTTTTCAGATCACCAGCCCGCATAAATCACCCGTATGGCCACGACACCGAACAGGGGAGGACTGTCCGCCCGGATTGAGGAGAAGGCTCCCCGGGTACTGTGACGCAGCCGTAATTGTTTATTCACTCCCACTTTAAAACTCATCCAAAAGCCTGGCACTGGCAAGAAGCCTGGATACTGTTACATTCTCCTGATAATCCATCCCGCTACCCGCAAACACTTGACTCTCCCTGTTTTCATAAAGATCATGACAGATCATTTTAATGGCCGCCCGAATCTTTGCCGGGATGCTTGCAGCTGCCGTCCAGCCGCAAACAAACCGGATGTTGATCGGTTTTGACGGTCCCAGGGTCGCAGACGGCCATGAGCCATCATATGGCAGCTTAATAAAACCACATTGCTCCCCATTGGTTTCGACGGTATAATCTGTGTCAGCCGTCAACGTGGTTTCATCACCATCTGAATCGGTGTATTTTACATGGGTAACGGATTGCAGGTTGCCAAAGGGCAGCTTAATTTCATCTCCGGCCGGGAATGCATCAAGATAATAATCCCATGTCTGAGTTAACAGCGCCCGCCGGGTAACATCTTCAACATGCTCCCGGCTGGCCTGTAAGATTGCTGTCAAAAGATCATCCTCGATTGACGTGGATCCCTGAGCAAGAACAGTCACTCCGAACGTGCAGGCATCAACCAATGTTTTTGCAACCGCCCGAACATATTGTTTCACCCCGGTGTATTCGATCTCCTGGATTGCCGTGTCGTTTGCCTCGGTCACCTGGGTAAACGCGCCGCCCGACCAGTCGGTATAGGTAACATCATCGTCTGATTCCTGGATCTTGACATCAACCGTGGCCCCAGCTCCGTTATCGACCGGTTGCAGATAAACAAGCGCATCTTTACCGAGAACATCAATGCCGATTCCCAAGGGTATAATCGGCCACCACTGCATGGCTCTCGGAAACAATACAGGTATTCAGGGCCAGGGCATCGGCCAGGTCGTCAGAATCAAGCCGCAGGTGCGTTTTTAACTCCGCAAGGGTGATAGGCTCAATCGTGGGTGCTATGTTTATCTGGATGTTCATCTGCAATCCTGAGTTATGACGCAGCCGTAACAGTCACGCCAGATGCCAGTGGAATATACCGCATATAAACCGTGATGGCCCCATCCACTGATCCGTCATTTGCACAGGCAAGTTCAATAGATCCAGCAGGGACAATGATCCCGCTTTCCGCCGCAACACCAAGGGCAACCCCATTCGTTGTGGCTGTGAGATCATTGGCAACAACACCGTCCCAGGTATAAAGAGTCCCAACTGCGTCGGCATTAGTTTCAAGGGCGGTCCCATCTGTGCCAAATACCGTATCAGTCGCGGGTGTGGTCGGATCAATGTTGTAATTGACCAGGTTCCCCTCGGCCCCGATTTCGGTTGTTACATAGGCGACAATTTCAAGGATCTTGATCGGCCCACCTGCCACCACAAACAAATCGTGATTCCCATTGGTAATAGTGCTGATTTCCTTGGAAACACTCTTTTCCTTAAAGTCATCCAGGGCAGCGGAATCAGCATAGACTAAATCAAGATGAGCCATGATGGTGTCTTCATCATCTGCCCCGCCGTCTGCTGTGTAGGCCCCTGTAACATCGTACAAGGATTTATTTGCAGGCAAGGCTGTGCCGGTCCCCTTATTGACACCTTCCTGGATCTGCTCAAGCCGCTCAAGAACCGAGCCGTCTTCATTTGCTGCAATAGTATCGGAATTATAGGCGTTGTCAGCGTTGTTCACCCCAATCGGATTGGTCCCGAGACCGGTTCCGGCGAAGGCAACCCCAACGATGACAAAAACAATCAGACATATAAAAAGAAATATCCGTTTCATTTCTTTTTTCCTTTCTTTGTGGCCCTTTTTTTCCGGGCCTTCTGAGTTTTTGGGAGATGATGGTCTTCTTCAAAAGACTGCATAAAACCCCTGTCTTTCACAGCAAGGCCATCAACCATCATTTTGTAGGCGGCGCGGTCGGCAATCACCATCGGCGCACCCTTTACGCGCCGCCTACATGCTTTGGCTAATTTAATCGCTTTCATGCCTCACCTATGCCAGGCAGGACGCGTGTTCAGCGTTTGAATACCTGGGTTCAAGGATTACGAAAACGTCAACCGTGCCAGTTGCTCCACCCGGATCGGTGAAGCGCATGGTCAACCATTCCTCATTGTTTTTCATGTCCATCTCACTGGCCCTGATATCCACGGTAAGCTGATAATCATCATATGTCCCGTGAGTAATGGTTAGGGAGTTTGATGTTGCGACAGCCGCCGGAACATCTGAATTCGCAGACCCGACCGCAGCAGACCCAAAAGCATACCGGAAGGTTAAAGCAGACGTAAGTGTCGCATCTGCCGCCCCGGAATAAAGGGAAAGAGCAGCGCTGGCACCGGCAAGGGTATCAAAGGTAATCAAAAATGTGGCCCTTTTGTAGTTCTTCATGTTGATTGAATCGCAATCAACCGTTGCGCCGCCATTCAGATCAAGCGCATGACCCACACATGCCCAATGTTTATTATCAAGAACTAATTCCATGATTGAATCTCCTATATGGTTAATCGTTGCCGGTTAAGACCGTGTTTCAACCGTCACAAACGGACCCACGTAACTTGTTGAGCCTTTGTACGGCGTCAGCTTTGATCTCCATCTCGGCTGGCCGTCAAAATGATAAACAAACCGAATTGCCGTTTGGTTGTAGTCAAACTTCAGATGGATGGAGCTCGCCTCGTCAATATTACCGTAATCGGCACAGACATACTGCGACAGATCAGCAAGGATCAGGTCGCCGGCAGTTCCAAGGGTTGCGGCCTGCTCAACAAAAACAACCGGGATGCCAAGCATGGACCCGGTCCCACCAGGCATTGACGGCGGGACATACAGCCTTGACATTTCTCCGCCGGTCCCGATGTCATATGTCATGGTGTAGAGCTGGACAAAGGTATTTCTGTTCGCCAGCCAGGCCAAAGAGTTACCGGCAGCAGACGGCCAAAAACCCTGGAACATCTTCAGGGCATTTTCAGACACAATCGTTGCAGCCGCCTGGCCTGTCTCTTTTGAAATCTCATTGACACAATCGGCATTAAGGATGCCGAGGGCCTGCCCCGATCCAACGCCGTTAAGGATAAGATCCTGAACCTTGAACTGATACTCTTCACCGAAAAGCTGCCTCAACTCCTGGCCGAGAAAAACAACATTTTTCAACAGTTTGTCGGAGACATAGCAAAGTCCGGTCAGTCTTTCCGGCTCAATTTTGATCTTCGCGAATTTGGTCATGCTTGAGGTCATCTGATCGAGTTCA